AATTTCAAACTCAGATAACTTTGAAGTGAATCCTAGTGTCTGATTTTTATTAAATTTCAATTTATTAGGTTCCTCCTTCCTGTAAAAATCAAAAGCAAATATTTTTTTGCAAAATAAAAGAACCTTGCTCAAATTTTGAGTTAAGTTCTTTCATCAATTCATTCGTTTGTATAAAAACGAACACTTCTTTATTGTCAATATTTCTTTTTGTGTATTTGAAACCGCATTGATGTAATTGTTCAGCTTTCTGCGGATCTAAAATCAATACTTCACCCATATATTCAATCACCTACCTAAACATCTCTATTTGCCTTATTGTTTTCATCGTCTTCTCTGGTTTGTGTTCCGCTATCAGATAAATCGTCCTCACTCTTTTGTGGTCTTCCGCCTTTATTAGTAACATCAGAATTATTACTGCTTTGCGTATATGAGGTATTCAGCGGTTTCCATTTATCAAAAACGTCACCTAGAATAGAATTTTCCAAAACAGAATTACCTAAAAGTTTGGCGGTATTTATACCATTAGCAGCAAGCATACGCCCTTTCACGGGTGCTGATACTTGTGCTAACTTTAACTGTGTATCTATGTAATCACTTATATCAAAAACTGTAGTAGGAAGAATACTGTATTCAAACTGATATGTTTTATAAACATGGCCACGCAATTTCATCTGTAAATCAACCCAAGATTCTAACATTCGATAAATTCTATAAATGTCAGATGAATCAACTTTAATAGAGTATTTTAACTCTGATCCAGAAGAAGCAGAAGATATAAGGGCTTTAGAAATGCCACACTCTGTATAAAAATTCTCAACGGCGTCAGCAACTTTATTAGAATCATCTGATGCTGTAGATTTTGACTCTAATAACTGCATTTTCATTGGCGTTGGAACAACGCCCCAAGATGTAGGTACAACATTCTTAGTCATTTCAGTGAATGGCGTAATGATTTCATCACCCATAGACATCTGACCATCTTCGTTAGTTGGTATTTCGAGACATACTAATTTATAAGCGTCAGCTTCAGTTTTTGCTTTTGCCAAATCTTTATAGTCATCAATGTCAAGTATAGAAATTATGATTTGAAACAGAGCTGGATATGGATAAATAAAGTCATTGTTGTATTTTAAACACAGTGAATTTTCATATGGAATCATAACCATATTATTTGGAGATATTTTCTTCGACTCTTCTAATAATTCTTGTAATTCTAACGGGAGAGTATTAAAATACGAATCAGTCAAAAGACTTCGATTAATTGCATATTGATACACATTTCCATTTACAATACTTTTTATTTCACAATATTTAGAATCAATCCAATAAATAGAAATATCTGTTTCTGTCTCTGTAACAAATCCAAAGCATATATCTTCGATAAAAAGTTTTTTCATTATGTCAGATATACGATTCTCAAGTTTGAATTTGTTAACTTGATCCACATACTTATAATAATTTGATTGAATGGTTTTCTCATTGTTTTTTGTATTCTTCAGTGTTAAGTCAACAGTCCAGTTTATAACTGCCATATCGGTGAAATAATCTATAAGCCTTTTATAATATCCACTTTTAAGATACATATATTGTGAAAGCCGTATCACACCTTTACCATATTGTTCTGGATACTGAGCCATTCTTAGGATTTGATCTCTGGTAAAACCACATAACCTACCATATCTATCAAAAGCACCTCTATAACTAAGTTCACTGAGACATAAACGTTTTAGAGCGGCAAAAGAAAAAGACGGTGACTTTTTATCTAAGAAATCGCTTACATTATTTTTATCTTCTTGAAACTGTTCTTTTATTGCTCTGTTGCTATTTGTATTTTCTTCGATGTTTGATCACCGCCTTTCTAATGTGAATATAATTTTGGTTTTCGTGCGAGAGCAGTGAGGGAGGAGACGTTGGTTGGAGAGTTATTAGGTTTTTTCAAACGTGTTTCTAATTGACACTGAACCCAATAATTGTAACCAACACTTGATACACGGTCTTTTCTCATACCAGATTTTTCATAGACTTTAATATTTACCCCCTTTGCCTCGTATTCAAGATTGATTAATTCGTTGATAAGTAGGGTAGTGTGAATATATGGTAACTGCAATAATGTTTTATCACTTGCTTGTAAAGAATTATATCCACGAGTATCTTTTAAAATTTCCTCTGCTTCAAATTCATTTATGAGCAAATTAATTTTATGCTGGCGAAAACCTTCTCTTAAACTCAGATACATATCATTGTTAAATTGAGCAGTAGCTTGTATTGCCCAGATTACTTTTGGAGCATTTTGAACCTTACATCTATCTGCATATACTTTGTCATTACAGCAACTTAAAGCCCCATATGTTTTACCCATAATCGGGTCATACATATCTTTGATTAAACAATCATAAACACCAAGACCAATACCCTTAACATCAAGAGCAATATAAGTACATTTATACATATCAAAATATCTACGAATAATTAGAGCCAATTCATCGGTATTTAATCCTTCATGGTTTTCTGTATAAATCATATTCCCAATATACTTTTGATTGTTTGTTGGAATTGCACTATTGATAAAAATAGAAGCGGCATCGTTATTTTGCTTTTTAGAAGCAAGTAAGGCAACGTCCGTAGATATGATTCTTTGTTCATTTGATTTGAGTTCTGGTATTTTTATGTCTTTTGCTGGAATTAACCTTGATATATGTTCAGGATATACGCATTTCTTCAAAACACGATTTTTAGAAGTGTCTTCATATGAAAACAAACTTCCATCTTTATCACCATACCAGAGGCAGCCCATTTCCATATCCCAAGCCATTTCGGAAAAATCTGCTTCTGACATTTCATCTTCAACTTGTTCTCTTGATAACAAACTTTCTTTGATTGAAATTTGATATGGGAGTCCACATATAAAATATTTCTTAGTATCATTAACAAGATTTGCACAATAAGCTTTTGCCTTTTCAAAAGACCAGTGGCTCTTGAACCAGCAACTCGACATATATATCTCTTTATTTCTTTCTACTAAGTGCTTATACTCTTTTTTACTTAAATATTTTGGAGTTCTGGGAGCTGTTAAGAATTTTCTAAGAACAGTATTGATTACGTTTAAGTCTACCATTCTAAACTCATCAGTAATCAAGATATTTGCACGAGCCGATCTTCCTGAATCCGATGCAGTTACAACTTTTATCCAAGAACCATTCTTAAAAAGTATATATGCTTTATTTTGACCAACAGAATAATCTTCAATTTCTAATTTCAAATTATCAGATTTATCCATAAAGTCAGTAGTTATCTTCTCTAGGACTTCGTTTGCCTGATTTCTATTTTTTGATGCTACACATATTTTAGTCCCAGGGTATAAAATGCAACGAATAGTACAGAATAGAGCGGTCAACCACGTTTTACCTTGACCACGAGCGGCAAGATACATGAAGTAGTTACTGACATTCATCATATATAAGAGAATTATTTGAAATAATTTTAATGTAATCCCAAGATAATCTCTTGCAAATCTATGTGGATTGGCTCTATAAAAGCTACACCATGTAGCAACACCATTCATAATTTTAGCAGACTTATCATTTGCAACTTCTTTATCTGTCTTTTTACTGGTCTGGTTCATCTAATTCACCACCAAACACAGCATCAAAAAGTGCCTCGTCATCATCTTCATATTCTGGCTTTTCAACTTTATATTTTGCCATTTCAGCTTCATACATACGAGAATATGAATTTTTGATTCCCATCATTTTACACAAATGTCCTAAGAAGTATATGGTTATATACTTTGCTATACCATCTACATCTTTCCATTCTTCATCTGGTTCTGGGATAGGACGCTCATTTTCCCACTTTCTAATCAAAGTCCCAAACGTATTTTGTTCTGCTAAAGTATTATCCTTAGTCTGCTTTGGCTGAAGATTAGCTGTTGCCAATAAATCTTGTAATGTTTTGGTCAAGTCTTTCGTAGGCTGTCTAGCACGTTTTGCCTTTAGAATATCTAACTGGGCATAACATATTTGCTTAAATACTTCCTCTTGTGCCTTTGTATTACATTCGTGGCGAGTTGTCCAATCTAAATACTCATCCTCAAGAAATACATAATCGTCATCTTCAAATCCCGTGCCAAAAAACTTAACTGTCTTTAATTTCGCTTTTTTAGATTCTTTTACATCATCAAGTGTTTCTATAACACCTTCCTTGCGTTCTTCATCAAGAGTTGTATCAAAGGTTTTGCCTTTATATTGACTCAAATTTGCACGAGATACATATGTATGTATTCTGGAGCGATTCTTTGTAATCTTTCTACTTGCGTTCAAAAGACTAACACTATAATAAATATCAAACTTTTCGCAAATCCTTCTTATAGCAGCGTCCTCATCATTTCCGTACACTTCTGTATAATGGGAGAACATTGCATCTAAGCAGCGTTTACATATAGGAAGGTGATAATCCCATCCAGCATACATCTCGCTTTGAGATGCAGGAAAGTTATCATCTAATTTTTTATATGGTGTTCCGCAAGTAGGACACTTATAAAAAGTTGGTTCATCCTCTTTGGAATATTTTATTTTCTGAATCTCTGTGTTTTTAGACGGTGCAGTAGTAGTCACACGCCTGTTTGATTTTGCTTGTGCCATAAGCACCATCCTTTCATTTTCAAAATTATTTGTTCAATTAAAAAAGACAGCCGTGATGACTGTCTGAAATCTGAATAGCAGGACTCGAATCTACAACTTCTGGTTCCCAAAACCAGCAGACTACCAATTGTCCTATATCCAGTGAAATATTTTAAAAATACTTTTTAATTTCTTTCTTGTTACATTTTTTGCAATGATATGTTATTTTTAGAACTCTATAACCATTATAATCTAAATAATAATAACGATTTAATTCAGCCCATTCGTGTTTACATTTCATGTAACAATACCTCCAAATATATACCATATTATGCCAAATTATTATTGACTTATACTAAATATGGTAGTAAGATTAAAAATATAATTTGAAAAGAAAGGGGCTATATATACATGGCTAAGAAAAAAGTATTTGTATCATTCGATTATACTAACGATAAGCACTATAAATTTCTTTTAGATGCATGGGACGCAAATAAGAATATGGATTTCGTTTTTAATGATTGTTCTTCGGACGAAATTCAAAGTAATAATATTCCAACCATTAAAGCTGGTTTAACAAGACGCATCAATACTACTACATATACGCTTGTGATCGTTGGGAAAGAAGCGAATACACAGCACAAAGATCATGTTGCTATAGGATATAAAAATTGGATTAACTTTGAAATCGCAAAAAGTAAAGAACACAAAAATAAACTTGTTGCTGTAAAAATAGATAAGTCATATGAGTCTCCAGATGAGTTAATGGGGGCAGGAGCTAAATGGGCAATGAGTTTTACGCAGGATGCAATTATTAAGGCATTGAATGAAGCATAAATATTATGGATAAAACAGAGTTGCTATATGACCATTACAAAGAGACATTTTCTATAATAAAAGAAACCATTATTCAAAGAAATCGTTTCTTTGTAATGGTTTTTCTTGTGATGACTTTACAATTTTTATTTGCATTATCACCAGATAGTATTTCATATTTAATTATAGGTATTGTTCAAAAACAATATGAGATTGATATATCAAATCAAATGTCTATAATACAAAGTTTCTTATGGCTAATACTATTGTATTTGACAATGAGATATTATCAAGCAACTATACATATAGAAAAACAATATAATTGCATTCATTCAATAGAATCAGATATATCAAACATTGAACACATAACATTTGATAGAGAAAGCGGAAATTATTTATCAAATTATCCTAAAATGAGTGATTTTGTCGATATATTATATAAATGGGTATTTCCTATTATTTATTGTTTGATTATATGTTACAAAATTGTAATTGAGTATATAACATTAAAGTTTAATTTCCTCTTACTGTTGAATTCGATTCTATTTATTTCATGTTTTATATTGACAATATTATATTTAGTCTTTCTTCATGGTAAACGTAATTCCGATGGACATAGTTAGTTTATAATTTTGCCAATGAAACAATTCATTCAAGGCAGGAGAGGGTAGTAATTACCCTGTATGAAATGGCGAAAATACAAAAAGAGTCGACATAAATGACGACTTTGTAATGGAAAATATATCCATTGTGTGTTATAATTTAAATATTAATTATGAAAGGAATAAACTGATGAAAATTTTTATAAGTC